TTAAGAGAGTTAGCACAACCGCCTGTTTTATTATCGGCAGGTAGTAATTGTAGATTTTTGTTTTTAGCATATTCATCCCATTTCGGATCATCATTATCAATTACAAAATAAAGATCGGCTTCTGTATTGGTATCTGTAAAAGCTTTGGCCAACCTATCGGCGTTCTCAGGCCTGCCCCTACTGGGTACAACCACGCACATCTTCATGGCCATAATGTAGGGGATCGGGCTGACTAATTCTTGGAAATCAGTATTTCGTAAAGCGTGTCTATTTTTTCCTCAATGCGCGATACCCGGCCTTCTAGGTTATGCCGGCCATTATTGTCAGGCTTCAACTCACTTAAATAGTGTTTAGTTAGCCAACGCACTGATGCCACTAACGCACCAACAATTGTTATCGTTGATACCGCTAATGCCATTATGTCTGTCATAGTCATTTACTATTGATGCCAAACTTATTATCGGCAGGATCAAAATAGCGTGCCAAAGGTGCAACTAAAGCACCTGCCAAAATCGCATACTCAGCGTTCCAATCTGCAATCAAAGCCAATGCAGTTGTAATAGATGCGGCGGCAACGCTTCTTAGGTAAGACTTAATAATCTCTTTTTTCTTAACATCTAATTTCATTTTAATCCTAACTGTTTTATTTTTTGTTTAACCTCATTTTGATTTAACGCAATTTCAAAGTGCATATCATCTTTACGCCTTTTGTAATTGCCGCCCCAGGTCAAACCATATTTAGTTATTAGTAGGTTAATTGTATTACGCTGATGCTTATTAAATGTATTTGACTTGCCCAAAGGATGCTTAATTGCATTTAGATCTATAGCTGTACCGGATGCGTGATTACTTAAAATTCTATCTGATCCCCGGGTTTGCCTAAAGGCATAACCCCAATCATCTAATTGGCCTTGATCTATTGGCTCAACTAATTCATGAAAATCTTTGGCAAAACTTACCAAGATTGGCGCAACGGCTTTGGCACATGCAAATCTAATCTTTGTACCTGGCACTGTAAAAGTTTCAATGCCTAATGCTTTACGATCCTCACTAGCCGGCCATCCATTAGGGCTAGTGAGTTCTTTAATTGTTGCCATTATTTAAATGCTTAGGAAAGCAATAACCGGGCTTCTTCTTGCGTGATGCCTAATTTTTTTAGCAATGCAGATTTGGCTACTGCATCAGCCGCTTCTTTTGCTTCACGCTCTACACGCTCAGCCTCAGCCGCTACTCTTGCAGTTTCTAAATCTGCAATCTCAGCCTCAGTTAATGGAATTACCTCAGTAATTCCTGTACTGCAATCAACTACTACCTTAGTAGGTGTATCTGCCATTGTCTTTCTCCTTTGTTAAGCGTTGGATATTCCGTATAGATAAAATGATGAGCCTGCAATAAATTGACCAAAATCATCATAAATATACAAAGATGTAATAGCAGTAGTGCTTGATGCCATTAATCCAGCAGTTGCATTTATCCAACTGTAGTTTGTTGTAGTGGTATTGTTTTCAGATACCGAAAATAATGATGAAGGTTTTTTTTGCGTTACAGTATAACTTGGTAGATAAAATTCCATATTACAAAATGTATTTGATGTAGCAGCAGCGTTAGGTATTTGAAACCTATATCCAGCCTGACTACCTAATGCCTCTCTACCGCTTGATGCCGTAGTGCCTGTCGCGTACAAATAAGTATATGATGGATCATATGCAGAATTGTTTGGTCGCACATAACATCTTGAGTGCTGGTCGCTTCCTGCATCATTACTTCTTGCGCTGACCCTCAGAACTAAATCTGTATAAGTTTGAGGTATTGCGGAAAAAGTCAGATTAGAGGCTGCTGTTGTTAAAACATTTGAACTGATTAAAGTATAGGTTGCCATAGTTACGCCTTTAGTATTCCGTAGAGTGTTGCGGTTGTGCCTGTTGCAAATGTAGAAACGCTGTTAGTAAATGTAATAGTATTTATTGCAGAAGTATTACGCCACAATCCAACAGTATAAATAACTGAACCATCACCATTTAAGTCTTGTTGTGTTGTGGCTAACAAGGTTTTATTGGTTGAACCAGCATAAGAAAATATGTCAAAACTATAAAACTGAGGAATTGTTGTTGAAAGATTTTGATTATGGAAAGTCATAAAACTTGCGTCTACTGTTTCACGAGAAGCCGCCTCAGTACCATTTCCTCTTATAATTCTAAAACTATAATTTGTGCCACTATCACTATTAAATGTTAATCTTAAAGATGATGCAGCAGTAACAGTGCCAGTAAACACTAATCTTAAATCTGTATATGTTGATGGAATAGAACCAAAACTTATTGTGGCATTAGCACTACCCAAAGTAGTTGATGCAATTTTCTCATATGTGGCTGGCATTATGCACCTTTAATTCCGTAGAGGGAAATAGTCCCACTATTAAATGTAGAACCGCTAGATAATGTTATAGAAGTGATTGCATTTGTATTTCGCCATAAACCTGAACCAATGCTAACATTTCCACCACCGCCAAGTGAATTATTATCAGCACCAGAAAAAGTTCTTAAAGTTTTATTTTTTGTTGTTGAAGTGTAATCTAAAATATCAACAATTCCAACATTTGGATAAGTTTGAATTACTCCATTAAAAAATCCATACGCATACATTGTTGTTGTATTTGCTGAACCAACAGCACTGGCAGTATCACCTGTTCCATATAAGCCGTGCCTTGAATAATTTGAGCCAGTATCAGAATTAAATCTTACGAAAATTGCATCTGCACCTGAACCCATAATTAAATTAAAACGCAACTGTAAATGAGTATAATCTGATGAAATAGTTGAAAATGTGTGAGTTGTTCCACCAGAAACTGTGATACTAGCAATAGATTCGTATGAACTGGTAGAAGCTGCCGCACCACCGCTATCTAATATCCCAAGAATTAAAGACATTAGGCAATTCCACCAACAATGTACCAACTATCAGTGCTGACTTTAATGCAACTAGCGGCCTTAAATTGTCCTGTAATAATAGGGTTTGTAGATGTAGCACCGGCTGAAGCAATTGTTACACCTGATCCTTGCACAATACTTACAGTGCCGGCTGATCCAATTTTGATCACATTTACAACACTTCCAGTAGTCATTGCCACGCTAGTAGCAGGCGGAATAGTTATTGTTGTTGTACCAGTATTTGAATAAGTAATAAGTTTATTATCTGCATCAGCCAAAACTAATGTATCTGATGTGCTGGTTACTGCTCTAACGCTAAGGTTGGCGATACTGTTCATCTGAGCCGCCGTTAATACCTGACCAACGGAAAATGTTGCCATTTATCTATACTCCCTAATAAGCCAAAGAATCTTCATCTAAAATTCCATCCACAACAGAGTCTAGCAATAAACCTGATGCAAAGGGTTGAGCGCAAGTAAAAGTTACTAAAAAAGATTTAGGGGTTATTTGGTAAGTAAGCCCCGTGATAACACTATCAGTAACTACATTGCCGGCCGGTAAAGTCTGAGTTACTTCTATTGGATCAAACACATCTAAGTTTAGAGCGGCTATTACCCGGCTAGGATCATCCTCACCAAAAGCATCTACTGTTAAAGAGTTTAACTGTAAATCAACACCCTGTTCTTTTCGGGAAGCAATAATCATTTCAGCTTGATTTAAGGCATCTAACTCTGTTTGCATAATGCCGCTTCTTACCCGGCTATGTTGAAAGTAATCATCAATACTTGCCGTATTGCTTGCGGTCTGACCATTTAACCCTGTTGGCGTAACTGTTACTTTATTGATCATTTGGTAATCTGAAATATCAAACTCTACGGCCTGATAAGTAACATCACCTGATCCTGGTATATCACTAAAGGCTGTTACTGTCCCACCTGATGCAACTATGATGTCATTGCGTGATAAAAATTTTGCATACCCGCGTTGATCCATGTAGAAAGCCCCCAGGTCTGTGGCCTCTACGATCTGACACGCACCCAATAATGATCTTGATGATCCATCATCTGCCTGAACTGTTGTAGTTGTAGTAGTTGAAATATCTCTCATGCCGCCTGGCCATTCACCTGCATCCAAC